AAGGGCGGAAGACTAATCCCAGGTATTAGGGAACTTGTATCAATTCCTGCAGGAATTCTAAATATGAAGCCAATAAAATTTTTGCTCTTTACATTTGTTGGATCTAGTGCATGGAGCATATCTTTAACAGCTGTATTATCAGCTATAACTGCTTCTTTGGCCATTTGCTTCTCAACCTTAACATGAAGAATAGAAACAACCTTCTTAATCCTCTCAGCTTCTAACTGCTTTAACTCTATCTCCTTCTTAAGCTCATTAGACGTTGAACTCCTATTCTCTGTTTGAAGATACTGCTGAAGGAACTCATTAACTGTACCTGAGATGTTGATTCCTTTTAGCCTCATTAACTCTACAGGTTCAGACTCGAGTGAAAGTGTAACGTTTGTTCTCATATAATTATCTATTTTAAGACTATTTAAACATTGTTGTATTGTAGTATGTATGTACTATAGAGTATAGTAGTAGTAGTATAGTACTTCAAATCATGAAACAGAACATCTAAATACTTTAGAATACTGGCTTAGCCATATTTTATGAGCATAAGCCAGATAATTACCTAAAGATAATCATAGAATGATTATCATTTCATGAATTGTGGGTCTATTCATCTCTATAGGAAACGTTAACGTTTCCAGTGGAGATTAATATAACAGGGATATGAATCTCCTCACCTCATACTTCGTACCTTTACTACATCTCATTACCATGATGATGTTATTGTTGAGCGATTCTTGTTCTTTCTTTTTTTCTTGTGTATAGGAAACCACACAGAAAATTAGAAAAATTTAAAAATTATAAAATATTATTTTTAAAATGGAGTATGATATTTCAAAACCATGGGAAACACTAGACCCATGGCAAGCAAAACTTCTAGCAACAAAAAAAGATGTAGTTATAACTAGCGGAAGACAATGCGGAAAATCTACAGCAACTAGCATACTAGCTGGAAGAACTGCTTTAGAAATCCCTAACTCATTCATTCTCATAGGAGCTTATGTTATAGAGCAAGCTCAACTTATATTCCAAAAGGTTCACGAATACATAAAAGCAAAAGCAAAAGACGAAATAGAAAAACCTGCTACTCTCAACTACTTAGAACTAAAGAACGGAAGCAAAATCTACTGCAGACCTATAGGAGATACTGGAGCTGGAATGAGAGGATTTACAGCTACAATGCTGATCATTGATGAAGCAGCATTCATACCAGATAGAGCATGGGAAGCTATAGAGCCAGTTATCTCTGTATCTAAAGGAAGAACTATCTTACTATCAACTCCACAGGGCAAAAGAGGATTCTTCTACAAAGCTACAGTTAACAAAAACTACACACAAATACAAGTTTCAGCTAGAGATTGCCCAAGACATACTAAAACATTCCTTGATCAAAAACAATCTGAAATGTCCCCAATAGCTTTCGCAACTGAATATCTAGGTGAGTTCATAGATGACTATAATAGAAAGTTCTCTGAAGATTGGATAAAATTAGTATGCACAATAGACAAAACTACTGTAACTTTATCCCAAAATAACAACTACTTAGGCATAGATGTTGCAGGGAATGGACCTGATGACACAACTTTTGAAGGATTCAATGCTAATAACCCTAAAAGAATAACTCAAACTCTCAATATCTACTCCAATACAATCTCAGGACCTAAAATAGAAAGACAGATTGAAACTCTACAAAATAAACATAGATACGATAGAAAATCTATAGGTTTTGATTCTGGAGGTCTAGGTTCTGGAACTTTCGCTTACATGATGGAGAACGACAGACTTAAACGTTGTGTTGTAGCACTAGATAACGCAAGTAGACCAACTGAAAACAAAAAAGATAATCAGAAAACAACTAAACTTCTAAAAGAATACATGTATGACTTAGTTGAAGAAATGGGATGGCGTGGTGAATTGAAATGCTTTGATGAAGGAGCAGTCAAACAATCCTTCGAATCTATCCAAATAGAATTCAAAGAAGGCGGTAAAAAAAGATATTGGGGAACTTACTCTCATATCGTAGAAGGAATTGTCAGAGCTGTTTGGTTAGCAAAAAGTAAAAATTTAAATATGTTTATTGTGATGTAATCTCATGGCTTACATAATGACAACAGAAGCAGAGATACAGCAAAAGAGTGGAGATAACGTAAGCACTGCTTTTGATACAACTATGATGACTGCTTCTAACCTAAGAGCAGAGAGTACAATTAATTGTGTTACAAGAAGAAACTGGAGTGATGACTTCTCAGGATTGAATACTGACGTTAAACAAATTCTATCAGACTTCTGCAGTTCATTTGTAGCAATAGAAGCATTAAATTACAAACCATCTGGACAAGATGGAACGTTACCAAGGATAGAATACGAAGATAGAATCAATGTTCTAAGAGATGGAATGTTAAGAGCAATGTCAATTTTAAGAGATAAGAAAGTGGAGGACTTTATAGATGGTGAAACAGCATGATTTTAAAAGATTTCCAGAACTGACTAACAACCAAATGCAATTCTACTATTTCGATTCTCCACACAAACAAATGATAGAAAATTTCACAGCTAAAGTAGTTAGAGTAAAAGATGGAGATACAATTCAAGTTACAATGCAAGAAAGGGATTTTGATTTCCCAGTTAGACTTGCTAGAATAGCTGCAGCAGAATTAGATGAAACTGGAGGTTTACGTTCTCAAAAATGGTTAGAATCTGAACTATTAAACGAAGATGTTCTAATAGAATTAACTAAACAAAGAGTTGAAAAATGGGGAAGACTTTTAGCAGATGTAATCCACATAGGAAGAAACATGAATGACATTAGTTTAGGATTAGGTTACTCAATTAAATTCGAGGATATATTAAAACAAGAATAATGGTTTTAGAACTTCCAGGGGGATTATTCGGACAAGAAGACGTTAGAGAAACTGCAACAACAACTACCGGAACTAAATATTGGAGTATCCCAGGAATTGCTTTTACTACAAGAAACCCAGACGTAAATGATATTATAAATAGCGCAAGCGGAGGAATAAGTAGTGTTACCTCAGGATCAGAAATTTACATAGCTCCTGTAGTTCTTCCAAATGGTGCAGAAATAAGTGAGGTAATAGTATATGGATCGGACGTAGCAGACACATGGACATTATATAGGGGATTGATAGACACCACAGGAGAAATAATGGCTACAGCAAACGTAAACACAGCAGATACATCTATAACAAGTCCAATAATAGATAATAAAGTTTACAGTTATTGGATAATATTAGCAACAGCTGCGGCAGGAGAAGATGTACACGCAGCAAGAATAACATACACAAATTAAAATGCCAGATACAGATATAGCAAGCGCAGTAGCAAGTGATTTAAAAAACGCAGTTAAAGACTTTTCAGTTCCTAGTGAAACAACTGACGGTCCAACAGACCAGAAAAAAACAAGATATATTGATTTAGATTTCAATGAAAACTTAGGAATCTACACAAAAATACCAGAAGTCAGAGCAGTAATAAATGCTAAAGCTTCTTGGACTGTAGGAAAAGGATACATAGCAGATGAAGAAACTACAATGCTTCTTGATACAATTAAAGGAAATGGAAAAGATACATTCAACTCAATTATGGAAAATAACATTAGAACATATCATATCGGTAAAGGTTCTTTTAATGAGATTATAAGAGACGAAGAAGAGAATTTAATAAATCTAAAACCTCTAGACCCAAGCGTTATGGAAGTTGTGATAAATGGAAAAGGAATAATAACAGAATATAATCAATTATCAAAATCGAACAAAGATAAAGTAGAACAACACTTTGAACCAGAGGAAATATTCCACTTACCAAGAAATAGAACTGCAGATGGAACTCTAGGAGAAAGTATGGTAGAAGTTCTAAAAGAGATAATCTTAATGAAGAATGAAGCTATGCATGATTGGAAAAGAGTTCTTCATAGAAACGTAGACCCTCTCTGGATATTCCATTTAGACACTGACGATACAGCTAAAATAGCTTCATTCAAAGCAAAACATGACAAAGCAAGAGCAACTGGGGAAAATATGTATATTCCTAAGGATGTTATTGTTCCGGAAGTCGTCGCTACCGCTCCTAATGCTAGCCTGAATCCGCTCCCTTGGATAGAGATGTTAGACAATAAGTTCTATGAGGCTGCAGGAGTTCCTAAGATAATCGTGGGAGGGGCTGGAGGTCTTACTGAAGCTGCGGTAAAGATTGCTTACTTAGCTTTCCAGCAAACAATAGAAGAAGAGCAACTATACATAGAAGAGCAAGTTCTATCTCAATTAAATTTAGTCATTAATCTAGAGTTCCCAGCTAGTTTAGAGAACGAATTGCTATCAGACAATAAGAAAGATGCTGAATCTGGA